GTTTGAGGTTCATTTATAGAGCTGGCAGCCCCTCCATGATCTAGGATGATCATGGAGACCAGTACTCTCCTACCACTTCCTTCTCGAGCTGTTCCTGCCATCCGTGTTAGAGGGGGTCCCTAGTCCCCACAGCAGTAGTCGGCAGCTCGTCCTAGGTTGTGGCCATGTGGCTCTCCCTGCCCTCTCCTTAGTCAACCCATTCTTTTGTTAGCCAGCCATAATGGCAGCCATTTTGGTTACTCCATAAGAAACTCTCCCTACCATCTGGGCTGCACCATATAGCTTACTGGCAGTGTTGCCCACAGCCAGAGCTCCATGGTACGCCCAATCCCCGTACTTATCAAGTGTGTTTAGCACATGTGTGAGTGTATTGTTGGAAGTAGGAGTGCGGATGATAGATGGCTGCCCAAAGGCAACTCCTGGCACCCACTCAATAACTGCCACCATGCGGTAACGCATGCCCGTCGAAACGGGAATACCAGAGGAGCAGGAGAACAGTCCAGAGCGCCGGAACTCATTAGATGAGGTGATGACGTCAATGTTGTTGGCCTGTGTCCACTGTAAATCAAACTCACTGGGCCTCCACACTATTTCAGCGGATTGCTCAGGAGTCCTCTCCACGTAATTGGCTAGGGACCGCATATTTGCAGCGGTGGTGCCGGAGGCACCCCCAAAAGCACCCAAGGGAGCTTGGCCAACACCGGTAATACCGGCGCGTGTGAGCTCTGTGCCTGGATAGTAGGTCTGCAAACACGCAGATAGCACCCGGAAGGTGCCCCCTTGTGCTTGCATTGCAACCAATCCAGCGTGATTCGCGGTGTTTCCTGGTACAATAGGAAAGAAACCCGTAGTGTCAGAAGTTAATGCAGTGGCGCTATAATGATAAGTGAGCGCACTGGGACAAAAGACCAGAACGGACGCCGCTGAAGTAGCAAAAGCATCCACGATGACATCCTGCTCGTAGCGTGCAACGATGCCGCCAGTACCGTCCCCAAAGGGACCGGAGACTAGCGGACCAGTGCACGGGTCAGCGAGGAGTTGAGCATACTTAGCGGCAACTGAATCCAATCCGTTCCCAACACTTTTTGGTATTTTTATGGCTCGGGACGCTCGTCCCTTACCTTTCTTGGTTTTGTTTTTGTTTGACTTTGGAGCCATTGGGCCAACGCTTAGTATCTGCAGATAGGGGTGAAGTCGTGGGGCGACTTCATGGTAATGAATTCTCTGGGAGGGACGGCTCGTTTGTAAGCTGACTCAATTGCCAGCTGCTGATCGGGAGTTACGCCCCACGCCAGCCAGAAGCTGGCACGCGTAGCAGGGGAGATCTCGGTGACTCTCCTCCGCATTCCCTTAGCCATGTACTCAAACCCAGACTCCATATCACCAAATCCCTGCACCCTCTTGGGCACCGGGGCATGGCGGAGCATGTATAAATACTGCTCTTGGAACACGGGTATGCCTCCACAGAGACTCAAGCCAGCCTCCCCGACAGCGGCAGCCCACTTAGACGTGCCTTTGACGAGATTGCTGACCTGGGGCTTCTTGCAGATACTGTCTTTGGCGGAACCCACAAAGGGGGACCGCGTCATGACCCACCCCGTGGGAGTGTACACAGGCTTTGTCTGGCAAAACTCAAGTTGTTCGAACTCGTAGACTGTCGGTTCCACCTTCATTGTGAACCCCATCTCGAGGAAGTACTGAGTTAGCCCAGACCGAAACCTGGCAGCGTCTGCTCCATCCATAAACACCGAGCAATCGTCACCGTTGTTGGCCAGGGAGCACCGCACACCGACGTGTTGTGCGTACGCCCAGACCATGGCGCACATAAGGAGGCAATTCCCAAGGGCTGTATTCATATCGCCCGAGAGTCTCGTTCCATCGACTTTGTAGCGCACAATGCCCTCTGGCAGGTACATGATACCCATGTTATGCAGTTGCCATTTGAGCAATCGAGCGAGTTCCGCTCTTTCGCTCGCTGGTACTGACTGCAGATACACGGAATGCTCCCACTCGAGTGCACCAACTGAAACATGCTGGTCAAACCGGCTAGCGTCTAGGCCGATGACGGCCGTATGCGTATACCGGTCAAACTTGGTGCGCAGGATCGCCGCCACTTGCGTGGCATTGTAGCCCTTCATCACCGTCGGATCTGGTTCGTCCGGAGCTCCCCACGCCTCCGAGATGGCGCGGTATAGGCGGTGCTCTAATGGCTTAATCCAGACCCCCACTGCAGCGCCATACCGCGGGTCTCGTGGGGAGATGATCCGCGGTGCTGGATCTGGCTTGGCCTCCATATCGAAGGTTTCACCTTTCACGAAGGGTCTGGAGATTGAGTCTTTCCACTCGACTGGCGCCGCCACTAATGACGCCATTGCCCGTTCCCAGCGTAGCTTCCTGGAGCCTTTGTAGTAAGAGCAAAACTGCTCCACCGTTACTCGGTTGCAGGACCTCACTAGCGGACGGAGCAAAGTCCGGAATCCGGACAGTCTCTCCTCAAACACCTCCGCCACGGGTTTCGGTGGGGGCCGTAGCCCCTCGGGAGTGCTTACTAGAAACACCCTCTCCGTCACACCGCGCAGCGCGTTGTTCAGGCTGTTGTTGTGGACCCCCATAACACGTGGGGGCCCGACGTTCGGTAGCCTGGCGTACCGTCGCACCTTTGACATTCCTAGCCTGGGTATGACCTCAATGGGCAGGCCGCGCACATCAGAGCGCACAGCAGTCTCTGCACCACTACCCAAGCTTAGGCAGCCCTACTTCTCGAGCGCCGACACCGTGTGGTGCGTGAAGGCGCCCGGCCACCATAAGGGAATCAACTGTCCCCCAATCACAGGTAGTGACTCACTAAACCTGTTCCTGGTGAACACCCCTTGGTCGCGTTCCCGTAACCTCTCCTGGACGGGGGCACTGGCGACCATGCGCACAGCGTCCAACTCGTCCCGGGAGGGAATGAAGGTTAGCCTAAGGGCAAATGGGGTGATCCCCGCCCTATGGCTCGGCCTAACATTCATCTCAACCATCCGCATCTGAATCCATTTACGGGCCACGAGTCGATTAGGCTCGCTGTCCCTAATGAACCCGAAGTGGTCCTGGCACTCTCTGGCTAGCTTGCCAGCGAAAGCCATCTTGTGGTTGGGGCGAATGATGTAACCTGAGTTACCATCATTGACCCCAGCATCGATGCTTTCCTCTGCAGCTTCTTCGGCCGTGTCGAGCCCAGCAATGCCCTCCTGGGCACCAAAGTAATCGACTATGTCGGGCCCCAAGCTGGCTTTCCTACTACTAGAGTAGAATCGCTGGCTGAGTTTCCACACAGTCGGCACCAGGGCAACCGTGACCAGCACTGCAATGCCAAGTACAATGTACCAAGCTATGCTAGTGAGGAGAACGGTAGTGGAGGACTGGCAAACGAGGTTGGAGTGGGTTTCACCTGAGAAGGTTACTTGCCCGGTGTAGGTGACGTTGGATGGCATTGTGCACGCTGTTGGCACAAGGAAGGTGGGGCGCTTGCACGTCAATTAGCCCGACGGCGGCGGGGGTCGATGGTGATAGGGGGTGACCAAACCCCTCGATCCAATAGGACCGCCATCATCGAGTTCATAAATGATGTAGTTAAAACACCATCGAGGGGCGGGTGGAATCGAACCACAGTAATCTATCGTGT